CAAAACCGTCATCGGCAAAGGATCTGTCTGTGTTAATGTTATTTGTCCAGTGTTAGCATATCCCAGCAAACCATGCGCGGTTTTTAATCCGGTATATTCAGCAATCACGGATGATCCGCTCTCAGTATCAAATGCAATTGTCTTGCCATTGATCTTCAGATCTTTGGTTTTGTCCACAAGAGCATCAACCTGAACAACTCTTTTCTTCATGCCATGAATAGACCCAGACGATAGTGTTGGCTCAGTTGGCATTGTTTTTGCTTGAACAGTATAGTTTAGGCCGACCTGATGGCTGGATGTTGCCGCCGTATCTAGGGTTATGCTACCAAAAGCAGCAACCCCATCTTGTATGGCAACCCCATTCAAATCAATGGTCGGGCCAATTGTATCAGGAATGTTTACAAATATCGCATCATTATCGCCAGATATGCCAATGTTTATAGTAAATCCTGTTACTGCTTGAGGCGTTCCGCTTGTATTGCTTATTGCTATTGAGCTAACAGTTTTAAAGCTTCCTGTGGTAGTCCAAGATGTTGTGTTTGTGTCGTTGAAATTTACTATCTCAACTAAAGCAGAGCCAGACGAATCTGTTCCGGTAAAGGTCGCTCTTAAATTTAAAGCAGATGGGAACCCTGTGCCTGATACACTGTTATTTTCTACTTGAAAGACTATTTGCTTGGAATCTAAGCTAACAGTTTTTGTGCTTTCCGAAATACCATCTCTAATTATATTTACCGTTTCGCCTCGCAAATGAGGCAATTGAACAGTTGTTATTGCCCCGCCATCTACAACACTATCCAATGTAAAGTTTGAGTTAAACAATTCCAGATAATAAACATTTGTTGAATTTATGGTTCTTTTAACGATAGCATAAACCTGGCTTAATTCTACGGCCACAGCAATAAACTCACCGTCCGTTGTAAACTTGCTGGGCGCAATGACATTCTGTCCGGTAAGAATAGAATACACTGCCATAGATCCATCGCCGCCATTCACAATAAACAAGCGATCCGCTTCGTCTGTTGACGATGATCTTCTTGCAGCAATATCAACCGGATTATTCAACAAGTGAGATGATAGCAAAGAAATGTTCTGCACTTGATAAGAGCGCGTATCGTTTCCAAACTGAAAGGCGTTGATAGCTTTGCCTTGACGCTGAACAAAGATCGTTGCGCCGTTTAAATCTTCAATTGGCACACCAGCCTTTGATCCAAGCCGAGTTTGTGGCCGCACCAAAAAGTTGCTTGGTGTAATTGGAGTATCTTCTGATTGAACAACAATAAACTCACCGCCTGTTGAGAAAATGCGCAGATCCGCACCAGATACGATATTTACAATCGCATTCAGTTGGTTTGTGTTGATCGTTGTTTCGACAGCCTCATCATCAAGTCCAGTATGAGAGTCAAAGTTAAAGTAATCAATAACACGGGAACCCCAAACTGTATTGGGCCTGGACTTAGATCCGCCAAAATATAATCGGCCCTCATGGAATGTTGCCGATCTTGGCCAGCCTCTAGTGCTTGACCAAACATCCTCATGGCCAAATTCACCGATCCAATTACCCGCAACAACGCCACTTGTGTCAAAGAATGGAACCTCAACAACAGCATTCATTACAGTATCGCTGACATATTCAATGTACTTTACACGGCCAAAAGTGTTTTCAACTTGAGCAAAGTTATTGGCCGCAGACGCCGCAAAAGGTGCAACCTTATAATGGGTTGTGCTATCTGGTTGTGTTGTCCAGGCGGGATAGACAGTTGCGACCTTTGTTGACCCAACATAATCTGAAATATATCTTTCTTGGCCTGAACCAGTTCCAGATGTAAGGGTTATCCACATACCATTTGGGGCATCATCAGATGAATAGGACGAAGCAGATTTTAGTGTTATTGTGCTTGCGCCACCGGCTTGCGCTGTTCCGCTGTCAGTAGTCGCAGAGGATGCAGTGATTGTGATATTGCCAGTTGTTGCGCTGGGCGTAATCGTAAAGTTAGGTGAATGCTCATCAAGGGCATAAGCATATTGCGGAGTATTTGTAATAGGTAGGTTCTCAAGCGTCCAAGATGTATCAGAATTGCGCACAAGACGTTTTGTCTGAAGATCCTCATGGCAAAGAATTAGGGTATCTACAGCTTGCGTATATTCAAGCTCATCAAGCATTGCCGCTGTAATGTCCGAAGCAGTAATATATCCAGTAGTGCCAATATATTGACGCACATTATTTTTAAAAACGTAAATGCGGCCAACAACAAAAACCAATAAATAGCTGTCATTTACGCTAAACTCAAAGGGAATAAGCTTAAATGATGAGAAAGTTGACCCGAAGTTAAAAATAAATTCTAACCCATCCCGACGACTAATCCCGCCTTGAGGCTGCACAACAACGTTTGTCGCTTCTTCCAAAGCATTCTGATATTGCTGGAGATCAGTGCGACCACGCAATAATGGATCTATTTCTCCTACTGAAAAATTAGACTGATATTGATTAATCCTCATCAGCCCCTCGCCTGAATAAGAGTATAGTCCTCCACGATTTGCGTGCTTTGTCCACGGCCATCAATGTTCATGGCCTCACGCAATATGCCACCACGACCAGACGCACCAGGCGAACCATATGCTTGAGCGCGGAAATAATCTGCCTTTGATGCTTGATCTGTTACAGTAATCGCAATCTCTGCGGCTAAGGCCACACGCAAAAACCGAATAAAGTAGGCGGGCATATTAGCCTCAGTAACGGTTGCTTGATAGTCGATATAAACAGTATCTAGGTTAGTGAATAACTGAGTGCCATATATTTCCCATCCGTACCGTCTTGGCCGCACACCGCTTGCGCTGCTATCGAAAACAGCAATCGGGCTACCAATAAGATCAGCGGGAAAGTTAAAAGCATTATCCCATTCATTAACCGGATCTGTGCTATCTTTACTTAGCTGAACTTTTTTAAGGCTCCAACTCCAAGGATAAACTGTCAGAAGATGGTTTTTAAGATCTGGGTAAAGTCTGTTACAAGCATCCGCTGTATCGCTTCCATCTGTCAAAGATGTAATTGCAGAAGCGCCAAGAAGAACAAGGGCATCAGAGCAAATTGTTACATCAGTATCGCCAGTTGCCATTATAGCCCTCCAGGAGTTTAGAGGGGGCCAGTTGCCCAGCCCCCAGGGGAGAAATTAATCACCGTCCGTTGCGGCCAGTGTTGTACCGTTAGCAACGTCAACAACGCCACCAGTATTTGATAATACTTGTGTAAGTGTGCTGACCCTTGTGCCGCCGGTAGATGACACAACATAAATTAAATCGCCAACCGCCAGAGTGTCTGACAGGTCGTTGAAATAACCTTCTGTGTTTACATCCGCAATCGTATCAGCGGTTTGGTATGTATAGATAACAGGGGAATTGCCTTTTTTAGACGGCCCCCCAGTTCCAAAACCAGTGCTAGAATAAGCCATTTATCAGTCTCCTTATTCAGTACAGCTAATTTTAACGATGCCCTCATCGTCAATAGCAACCGCACCAGCAGAGAACATAGAGCTTACGAGGAACGATGTTTTCTCTGGGATGTAGTTTACTTCTGACTTTTGAGAGATGCTTTCAGCATAACCCATGCTGTCCTGATGCCAGGCAAAGCAAGAGCGGGTTGATGGCTTAGGAACGCCACCTTCATCACGATCACCCATTGTGATAATGTTGAAGCCCATGAACGAAGAGATCTCACCTCGGACAAGTGCTTTTACGGAAGCAAAGTCGCTTGAAGTAACCTCTGTTTCACCGAGCAACGCATCAAGCTGAGAAGAGTGCATCAACAAGTGACGGCCTTCAGCCGGTACGTTTTTATCGTTCAGCGCTTTTGCCGCTGCACGAAGCTTTTCGATGTTCATGTTTGTGGTAGATCCGCCAACACCTGTTGCAACTGTTGAAGGCGAAGATGCCGCATTAAGTGCGTCGATGCAAAGCTGATCCATACGACGAGCAATCGCCTTTGAAACAACTTGCACCAATTCACGACGCTCATCAAAGTTGACGTGTGATTGATGGAAGATATCAGAATATTCTGCTGCGATATAATCTGACATTGTTGCAGTAACCTGGCTATAGGTTACGTTTAATGGGGTTACGTCAGTTTGTGGAACACGAACTGTTGCAACGCCTTTTCCGATTTTTGGGAACTTTACTGTGTTACCCTGAACACCTGTGCGTGTTCGCATTGTGCCGCGAAGCAATGCCTCGCCTTGATATGCCTGTTTTACCTCTTCATCGAAAAGGGTTACAAAGGCATTAGTAATACTCTGCGCCATAGCAGAAGCCTCCTATTAGGTTTCAACTCAAAACGCTTACTGTTAGCCGATGTAATCGGGCAGTCGCTTGCGCGAAAGTGGTCGCGCCCACCAGTGGTTTACCACATCAAGGGGCCGCGCAGCGGTTAGCCCTTAATCTGCCTATACACACAAAATGTAGTAATTGCAACAAAATCTAGTTATGTCAACGAGCGCGATTTACCCAACTATTAGGATCTTCGCCCATTTTAGCCATAGTTTGTTCAATTTTTGACCTGAAGCCGCCTTCATTGGTTTGGTATCTTGGATCTGCTAAAGCCGATCTTAAATCCTCTTGTGAAAACTCAGGCGTATCAACAACCGGCGTTGTTGGTATTCCTTCATTCGTATAACCTTGAATAAACTTGGTCATTGCATTGATCGCATCAGCGCTATTGAGGCTGTAGGCCAAAGCTTCCCGCTCTGTGTTCGTCAATGACGCGCGGGTAATATGGCGTTCAAGATACGCAATCTTTTCTTGACCGCGCTCACCAAGCTTGTTCATTTCCTGTTGCCGGTCATATTCTATGGCTTCTTCGCCGGTTTGCGAAAACTCCAAGACTTGGCCCGCAAGCTCTTCAAAGGCTTGTTGCGAAATCCCATATTTTTTAGACCAGTCTTGAAACGCCACAACGCTAGGATCTTCCAAGTCAAGACCCTTATCCACAAGATCCGAAGTTTCATAGCCATCTTTAGGCGCTTTGTGTTTGCCAGCCTTAAATGCTTTTTCAAGCTCCGAATAACTCTTTGCCAGGTTCTCAACATCAGGGCCATCATCATCCCAAAACTTTGCCGGATAAAAGTCAGGCCGCTCCAAAGGTTCATCGTTTTCAGCCTCATTCTCTGCGCTTTCTTCAGGACGTAGCTCAAAGGGTTGCTCTTGCTCTTGCGGCTGTTCTTCTGGCTTTTCAAAACTTACTAAGGGCGCATCTTCAGATGCTTCGATTACTTCAGCTTGTTCAGACATTATTACTCCTTTCCACCCTGCGCTCAATCAGGCGCACAAGCTCAGTCATGCCTGTTCTCACAAAGCCGTGACTGGGATCCTCGCCTGGATACCAAGATGGTTGTTCAATGGTTATCTGTCTCAGGTGATGCAACACCTTCTGACCTTCCTCAGATTTAAAGACCCGTCCATAAAGTATGTCCAGATCATCCGCCTTTGGCGGCTCGACAAACGCTTGACTTATTCCTTCCCAACCGTCTGGCGAACTCATTGCATGGCCTCTGCTACTGTTTCATCAGTGGGCATAGGCTGTTGCTGTTCTATCATAGCTTGCTGCATTTGCTGCATCATCATTTGCTGTTCTTCCGGTGTATTCAATACACGTTGGTCAATACCCATCTTTTCCGCAATAAACGAAACGCTTTCTGGAACATTGATAATTGATTGCCCCATTGGCCCCATAGAATTAGCAATCTGCATAAAGCTAAGAAGCTGATTAACCTCTTCCATTTTGGGAGCCTCGGCCAAGGGCGATACCGGCGTAACCTTAACCTGAACGCCATTAACCTTGAGCGGCATATTGATTAAGCCTTGTCGATCAAGGACATACAAGATCCGAGAGACAAGAGGGTTCATTATTTCTGTCATCAACCGGCCAAAGGCGGAGCCAAGATTTGATGCAAGCTCACGTTGACGCTGCGCGATTTCTGTGGCTGATCTTGCTGACATTGTGTCCGGTGGAAGGGTATCATCCATCAAGATCTTTTTAATGTTTACCCTAAGATCCTGAATGACAATTTGGCTTGTGTTAAAGTCACCGGCTTTTGGCAATGGGGCCAAGGATGCACCTTGCGGCCCGCCATTCCGAGCAACTGGTATAACCGCGCCAGGCTGTATTTTAATGCTTTGAGGGTTAAGAACACCATCATCAGCGGCCAAATAAACACCGGAAATAGATAGGCTGGCATTCTTTAGAACAAGCTCAAGCGTTTTGTTAAGGGTTTTAATATCAGCAATCGCGTCAACCAATGGGCCACGGCCATAAATCTCACCGGCTGTTTTGCTAAAGCGGGCGACAATGAACGGGCTAGACGGCATTTCACGATAGACGATCTCTTGCGACTTTGATGGCCAAACAACATGATAATGATATCGGCCTGTTTCTTGATCGAAGATAACCGCATCAAACAAATCAAGATCTTCAGAGCCACGCCGATCTATTGCGTCTTGTAGTTCAGCGGTCATTTGTGCGTCTGGAAACTCGCGGGTAATTGATTCTGCTTTTATGCGCAGCTTTCTATAAACATTATCCACCATACCATGCGCACCCTCTTCGATGGCAACTAGGTATTGTGGGATAGCTAAGAAGCGGATCGGCGTAACTTCATCGCCTGGCATTATCATCATAACCGCTGTGCCAACGCTAAGATCCAGCAAGAACTCTCCCATTGCCAGATCAAAACTTGTTTGGCGTAGTTGGTCAAACATTATATCCACATAAGCATCAAGGATCTGTTGCGCTCTAGGCTTATCTTGCTCTGGAACCGCTGCGCCTGGCTCTAGTCTGCACCAATGCCTATTGGGTGGAAACAAGCCAGATTGCAGACGATTTGCAAAACGCTTGGTTGACGACATTGCGGTGCTATCAAAGACGCGCTGCATTTTTGCTTTGCCTGGCGTTCTGCCTTCATAATACCCGTTATACAGATTTCGTTGTGGTAACGCGAACTCGTAACAATCTTCATAGATTGTGCGCCATTCATCCTTGCGGGCTTGTGCTTTTGCTTCTCGCGCGATGACTTCTCTAGTCGATAGCTTAGGCATTTGCCTTATTCCTTTTACTTATGGCCGCTGCTTTCTTTCTAGCATCAGCCTTGGATGAAGCGCCCCAGGCGCGGAGGGAAAGCAATAGGCGAGTGGGTCGGCCTTTGCTGTCTCGCTCCGGCCCAGGGTTCCCCGCCATTCTAGCGAGGAAGGACGCTCGGCGGGGATTATCGCCTTTCTTCACTGGTGGTTTGAGGTTAGCCCCCTCAGACCGCTTGAAGAAGGCGCGTCCTTTACGATTTAGACCGCCCTTTGGGTTTTGAAACGCTTTTTTTACCACGACTTGTCGCCTTTTTCTTTGGAGCCTTCCCGCCTTCCCAAGCCTCGTTTACATCTGGGGTCGATGGATCATCTGAAACCAATTGCCCTTTTTCATTTCTCGCGCGTTTAGGTTCGTCTTTATCTTTTCTATAAACGCGGGGATCTTCCTTTATCTTAGTCATGCCACACCCTGTTAAATGTTTAGAAGCAAACGGCGGCGGCGGGCGTACTTTTCACCCTGCTTTTTTTCAAACGCCTTGCGCTTTTCTTGTCCTTCAGCGCGTTCTTTTGCTAGTTTTGCCGCGCGTTCTTCATCAAGAACCATACGCGCAGTCTTGCGCTTTGTCTTATTGCCCCTGTTGGTTTTAAGGTTTTTCATTGCTTCGCGGCTGCGCCTTGTCCGCTCTGCCAGCCGAGAGCGATACTCAGGAGTTTTTTCTTTTGCCCCGATATCCATAAGAAAATCATCTCTGATCCGAGAACCGAAGGTGGTTTTCTTTGTTGCGGATCTGATTGGCTGAGTTCCGCCCTTTGGCATATCAGGTTCCTCCGCCGAGCTTTCTTGTTTGTTGTGCGCCTGGGCCTTCAAGCCGCGCTGGCGAGAACAACAATCTTAGACCGCCACGGCGCAATAATCGCCGTCTTTCCTGTGCTGCTTTCATTTCAGTGGATTCTTGAGCGCCAGCGCGTTCCGCCGCTCTTTCTTGAGCCTCTTCAGCCCTTGCTTCTGCAACTGTTGGCTCTCGTCGTCTGCTGCTTCCGCCTATGCCCGCCATCACTCAAACCTCGCCATTGAATAGTAGTCCGCCCCCTCTGGGCCAAACTTTCTTAATTTGCACTCTACCTCAAACATTAGCGCTTTAGCAAACCTTAATGCGCGGTCATTTCCCACTTTTACGAAGATTTGCATACGTCTGATATCAGTATCAGACATCACTTCACGCAAAAGCGCCCTTGCTCCGATTAAAGTTGTCCTAGAATGCCTATCTAAGCCTTCGCCAGGCACAAACCACGCTTCGACAAGACCAGGCCAAAGATCTCTTACGCCGAACACCGCGATTACCTTACCCCGACCAATAGCGGCCCACGACCATCCGAGAACGGAATTATCAAAAACATAATCCCGATAATATGGAATATGTTTAGCATATTCTTGTTCATGCGGCCCAAGCTCTATGCTGTAGAGATGATTAATGGTTAGCGGCACGATTTGCTCATCAGTCCGCATTTGAAAGTTTGGTAGCTGTATCAGGCTCATTAAAAAACGCTAAACTCAGTATCAGCGGAATAACTTTTTGCTGAGAAGGAATTGCCGTAATTGCCGCGGCGTAATCGTCTTTGCTCCCCGCCACCGAGCATAAGATACCCAAAAGCATCGCCGCAGTGAGAGTGGTCGTTTTTCACCGGCGTATCTTTAAATCGTTCTTGCCCAGCGCCCATGCTTTGCCGCTTAAAAAAGTACCCGCCACTCAGAGATTTGCGCAATCTGAGGCATTTCTTATCAACCATCAGGCCAGGTTTACCATTTACCAGCCGCCCCATTGGGCTGGCCCCCGCCTCTCGCCTAACTTGGAAGGCATTACTTTCTGTTGGCTGCGCCTTAAATCCGAGTGATCTTAGGTGGTCAAAGGCCGTAACCTCATAAATTTCATCCCGCTTATTCCCTGCGGGATCCCCCCAGATCAAAATATCGTGCTTAGAATATCTCTCAGCAATTCGGCCTATTATTTCTTGACCAAACCGCTCAAGCCCCATGTCGAAAGTTACTAGCTCATCGCAAATGCGCCACGATCCGGCTTGCGTTCTCTGCCCAAAGATGGCCGCGGGCGTAAGTCCAAAGTCAACGCCGATCTGAATAGGGTAATACGGATCAACCTCAACATCCCCGCTCATCAACTCATCGTCATATTCAGGCCATACCGGCCTTCCTTCTTGAACAAACGTATACATTCCCTGCGCATAGCAGCGAATCCAGTCCGCATTTTTTCCGCCTAGAAGCTGTTGATAGTAGCCTGGCGGCAAATTGTTTCTATTCTCAGCATCTTCATTGGTTCTCCACCACTTGCCACCCGAAAACACATGACCCTTAGCCTCTGCATTCTCCGGCACATCTTTCCCATCAACCGGCAAAACACCGCCTGGCTGTCTGAAAAACGTCCAAGGATATGCGCCACCAATAGGATTTTTCTCAGCTAAATCGTGCCACCAATGGTCATTGTCTGGCGGGTTTGTGTCCATCCAGATGCCATACCATGTTGGAGAGCCGTCCGCTTTTGTGGGATATCGCCCGACCCTGTGGGTTAATCCATCAATAACAGCCTTTGGCAGTTCCCTTGCCTCATTCACCCATGCGCCGGTGAGTTCCAGTGATAGCAATTTACGGACATCTTGCGGAGAAGATAGGGCCATGAAGATCACTTCACAATCAATGCCAGGTATATTCTCTCTCGTCGGGATCCGAATATGGTGCGAAATAGGCGGCTGCCAGCGCATACCGCCCCAAACATCCTCTGGAAACAACTCTTGCCAAGTCTTAATCGTTGTTGTTCTAAGCTCAGGATAAGTATTTCTGACAATCACAAACCGAGAATATCTAATCCCGTCCCGCGGACTGGGCTTTTGACGCACCGCCCGCAACATAATCTCAGCCGCACACCCATAAGATTTACCAGATCCAACCGGCCCCATCAATCCCCGCACAAAGCTATCGTCGTGCAGAAACTTCCAAACAGTCGGGCTGTTCTCAAAGTTTAAATCAAGGCTGGGTATCGCGTCCATTAAGTTTACCAACGTCACCTTTCTTGGATGGTCTTACATATTTTCTAAGCAAAGAGGCGCTAATTCCTTCCTTGCCATCATCCTCATACACCTCTTCAAAGCCGTCCAAATTTACAGCCGCGGCTTTTGCCAGCTTATCAAGTTTCTCAAGTCTTTCCATCCGGTTCATCAATAACCTCCGCCTCTATAGCTGGCCCCTTCATGTTGATCCCAACAATCGAAGGCTTATCACTTTCTTTCTCAGGACTATCCAAGAAACCCGCGGCCTTTGCCAAGATGCGCAGAACAGAAACCTTATCGTGCATCTCAATAGATACCCGACCATCCGGCATAGGCGTAATCTTCTTAATCGCCCGCAACGCATAGTCCGGTATCTCATCAACCGGCTTCATAGAACCATCCAAGTTCATAATCTCAGTAATCGAAGTCGTGCCAAGAGCAATCAGCTCCGTTGCAACCGCCTCTTTGTTTTGCTCCAGTGTCTCACTGGTTCTGATCCGGCGCTGCGCTAAACGTACACCGCCGAACCGGCCAATAGGCGTTTGTCGGGTTCTCGCCATTAAATTATTAACAACTTATCGCCGTCCCACTTTTTTCTCTTGATGCTTCGGTATGTTTCGCTGTCTTTAGACATTTCAAGAAAAAAATTAGGATCACCATCCCATCGCTCAGGCCCAATAACAATACCTGGCGCTCTATCCTCACCCCTTTCGTTGTCATACGAACTCACGCCAAATAACTTCTTCTCAAGAAGCATAAAGCTTTCGCTTAATTCGTTATAGCCATCACGCTCGTCATCTCGATACGCATTTAAAGATTTTCTAAGCAAGAAATATTCATACGGCGTCAGTACAATCACAGCAGCCTCCTAAAACGGGATCTCGTCATTTAAACCAGATGAACTAGGCGCAGGAACATTACCACCGCCACCCTTCTTACCATCATCCTCAAATAAACTCAGCCAAACCTCACCCTCAGAATTAGGTAAAGGCAAACTCTCAAGCTTTATGCTGATACCCTTGCTGCTGCTGAATGCAACCCCATGACGCTGCCAATATGTCTTGTCACCATCACGGCTCTTCTTAGCCTGAACTACGCTAAATCTCTTTTTCATTTCTCAATCCTTCCTAATTGATAAAAACACTTATGACACAACGTCCAGAAAAAAACCAGAAAATATTTATGTGGGGGTATGCAGCTATAGTGGCGGGGGGGGGGGGGCAAGGGGGCGTCCCTGCGAAAACGCGCAAAATCGCGCTGACGAAATGCGGCTTGCCCTGCTGACCCGCTCGGAATATCCCGCGGTCACTGTGCGACCGGCCCGACCCAAAACGGTTTGGCGCATAATACGCATTATGTTAAATTTATTATTGTTTGTTATCAAGGCCTTAGCTTTTTTACTACCGCATTGATTGTATTCTTGCTGCGTTTCGGTGCTTTTCCCAGCTTTTTCTCGACCGGAATCTGGAACCATCCGATGCCTCGCGGGTAGTCTCGGCGGTTTGCGTGACACCATTTGGCATGACCTTCCAATATTTCACCCCATTGCTTGACTGTTAGCCCGTCCTGCACCCAACTTTCCATGACCTGATAATCCCTGTCATTGACTTGTCTTGGAGTTCCATAACTTTCAGCAACTCTTAAAAACAAAGAACAACACTGTCTTGATACATCACTTATACTGTTAACTGGTATGTTATATGTTCTGTTCTGTGCAACCTCAGAAGTTTCACCCCCTGCAACCTCAGAAGTTTCACCCCCTGCAACCTCTGGGGTTGACACGTTACCTATGTCTTGTGAGTTATCCACAGAGTTATCCACAGGCAGATTGACTACTTTACTTGGTTTCTTTTCCATTTGTTGACGCAGTGCTTCGCGCCTTTCTTCTAAGCCTATGCGTTCGGCTGATGATAGATTGGCCAGTGCTTCTTCTTCTGTCTTTACGTCATCATAAATCACTTTAAAGGTTGTTGTTGTTTGTCCTTTGTATCTGTTTTTGGCTGTGACGACATACTCTAGGTCTTTGAGCTTTTTGATTTGTTTGTTGACGGCTTGCCTTGATATGCCGAGATCCTTTGCCAAGCGGGCCTGGCTTACGAATGTGCAGCCGGTTTCATCACAATAAGAACAGAGCGCAGCCAGCACAGAAAGCGCGGTTGTGCGCGTTACTTGTGGATCTGTGATTGCCTTGATTGGTAAGATCGCAAACTTTCTTAGATCCTTGTTTCTGACTGTGACCGGTTTCATTTCTTCAGGCTTTCTAAGACTAAGAAAAACGAGTGATGGATTCTTGCGTGTCTTTGTTTGCGCTTTGCTTCGCCTTGCTTGCTTGCAATCGGCATTCTGTGCTTGGCTGTAAGAACAAACAAATCCTTCAAGCGAAACTTACCTTCTGACCACTGCATGATATTGATATGTGTCGGATGCATTTTGTGGTTGTGAATTATGTCTTGGCACTTGAACACAAAAACGCCTTTGGGCTTTAAAATTCTAAATGCCTCATTTATTGTTTTTGTGTAATGATCTTGTAGCTCATCATAGCGCCAATAACCGCCAAACCTTTTGGCCATGATGCTGTTATGCTCTCTTGCCTCTTTAACATATGTCAAAAATGGCGGGTCAAAAATACACGATGCAAGCAAGTTGTCACACAAAGGAATATTAGTGCTGCAAGCTTGGCGGCAATTTTCGCGTGTTCCGTCAACATCAAAGGCAAATGCGGGCTGTGGTATCTGTTTATAAAAATTACCGTTGCCATAACTCAAATCTGCATCGAATAAATCAAGGCCATTCAATTCAAGAATTGATTTTAAAATTTCATGCTGGCAATTGCTAACTGATTTAATCATATCTCCGCTTCCACTTGCACCAATAACAACGGCTGGCCGTACTTCTTTGTGACCTTCAGCATTTCCACCTGTTTATCATCTTCAAAGCAAACCCCGTTTAAAGCGTCCAGAATGAGCTTTGCCACGTTATCAATGTCCGGCTTGCCTGGCACTACTTCCCCGCGTGTAGCGGCCTCTACGCGCTTCTTAGGCCATGATTTAGGTATTGGATGCTGTGCAAGAATATAAACCTTGCATGGAACCGTGAACGGATCAAGGCCAAGACTAACCATTTCGTCGCTGGCTCTGGCCGCAACTTTCTTTTCAAAGTCTTTGGTTTTCTTTGGCGTGAAAACGTGGCCGGATCTTGTAAACCGCGGGCGACCTTTACCTACCGGCGCTTCACCAATCCAGAACGTCACCTTGTAATTGATTTTACTCATGGTGACGCAGCCACGTTTCCAAGTCTACCTGATCCTCATGCTCTGTGAATTGCACACGGTTTTTTTCTGATGGCAAGTGTTGTTCAATGAGATTTGACAGCACCCGCGCCGAGCTTTCGCCCACTTCGTCCGCGTATCTCTCCAGCTTTTCTTTAGTTTCGGCTGGCATTCTGGTATGAAAAACCACAATGTTTTCAGCTACTAAGCGTTTTTTTGACATTTTTTTAACCTTTTTTGTGATATCACTCTTGACCATATATGAGATATCGCTTATCTTGCAAGGTGTGATTCGTTTTTTACAGGAAGGAGACAGTATGGATTTCGCTTTGCCCAGAGATGCTTTCCACGGTGGCCACTGCGGTGTGCAAGCCGTTGCGGTTGCTGCTGGCAAAACCTTGGCTGAGACTTTTGATCTGTTCCGGCAACATGGCGGTGTTCGGATCAAGCGCAAGCGGCGGTGGGATGGCGGCACTATATACCATGAGCGCAAAAAAGTTATGAATGCAATCGGCGTTGAGTTCGCAACGCTGCCCAACGGAAACACTGAGGGCATGACCTTGCAGCGGTTCATGCGAGACGTTGCCAATCCTAATCACGTTTACATGATTACTACTACTGGCCACGTTCAACTGGTGCGGGGTTCACAAGTGCTTGACCAGAGAGGCGTTCAAGAGATTGGCGACTTCTGGGGGCGGAGAAAGCGGATCAGTCAACCTGTGATGCGGATCCTTGCGGCGGAGGCTGCCGAAGCCTTTGACATCGCAGAAGCGCAAACTTTCGGCTTACCTTTGTTTGACCAAGAGGGAGTATAATCCATGACTTTCACAATTATCTGGCGGGTTGAAGATGGTGGCGATTTTTTTGAGCAAGAGGTTCCAAATAAAAAATCTGCATCTGAGGCTATTAAGCAATGGCGGTATGTGTGGGGCTTGCACGAAAGCGACTGTGTAATTTTTGAAGTTAAAAAAGGAGAAATACAATGAGTGCATATTTGTTAAATGAGGAACACATCGGAGTGCTTGCCAATGCAATGAGCCGCGCCGGTGTTACTGTTGCCGGTGAGCGTCTTAGCCCAAAGCAAATGGCGGTCGCTCTGGCCAACGCCAACTGGTTGAGCATCGGGGAGCGGTATCCTGGCCAAGAAGAATTTATGAGCGGCGGGCAAACTTTGATCGCTTATCGGGCGCAGTGCGCAAGGGAAGCTTGTCGGCCTGATCCTGACTTGAAGCCCATCGACTTTATCAAAATGGCGCAGTGCTTTGCCTATCAAGCTTGTGAAGCGCAGCAATTCCGTGAGGCCCACTACATGACTGAGTTTATCGGACAGTGGCACGTTGACAGTTTTATTGGCGATATGCTGCGCAAAATGCCTGGCTATGATGATGCCCCTTGGCAGTACGAGCGGCCCGCTGATGCACCGGAAGTGATTGATCTTTACGCCGAGATCGCTTGACCTTGGTTAGCGCCCTACGGGGCGCATTCCTGGTTCAATGAGGTTCACAATGGAGGATATTTTTAGAGTGTTTGATATTCACAACATGATCGCGGACGGCGTGGTCGAAACCTGCACCAATGACGATAATAAAATCTATTATCGCAGAGAGATGGAAAACCAAGACTATGTGGAAAACTTTTTCATCAATTATCTTTGGGGTTTGCCTGGCTGGAAAAGCAAAGTGATTGGCAACACAATCTTGTTTTGGGAGGTTTAAGGTTGTCACCACTAGATAAATGGAAAGCTCTGGCGAAAATAGAAAACGCCAAGATGTTGCAAATGATCGGTGGCCGTCATGTGGCCGCCGGTATCAAGGGCAAGGAAGGCGGCAAGCTTGGCGGTCGCCCCACTAAACCAATTAAAAAGCCTGAATTAACTGAAAAGGCCAAGAAAGTGAAACTCTGCTTGGAAGCGGGCATGACTTGCCGACAAATCAGCGTGGTCATGGGAACTTCTCACCAAGCAGTCAGTCAAATAATCCAACGTTACCAACTAGAGGAGAAAGACGAATGAAACATTTTATAGGCGATTTGATCGGGTGCTTATCTCTGTTTGCAATCATTACGATGCTGTTTGTGTTTGGGGGGGTGTGGTTATGAGCGTAGAAAGCCAGAACCAACAAATAAAAAGTTGGCTGTTCGATAACGTGAACCAATCAATCACCGGCCTAGAAGCGCTGGAAAAGTTTGGCACGATGTGTTTGCCGCGCCGGATACTTGACCTAAAGGAAACCGGCGTTCCTATCTCAGGGGAGTTTATCAAACTTGAGAATGGCAAGCGGGTCAAGGAATACTGGATCCGCCGTGAAGATGCGGAGCAATACAAAGCCCGTAAAGGTGAAGCATGAACAGCCTAAGCTTTGCCTTCCTTGCGGTAATACCCTTTGAAAGCTGGGATGATTGCATGGATATGGTGCACCGCTTGGACATAATAGATCTGACACAGCAATGCGTAGGGATCGACGCCGAGGGCAATCGCACAAACTACGAACAAGAACCAAAGCTTGCCCCAGAATGGTCATTGCGGCCAGTGGCGCGGCCAAAAGAATTGGAGAAACAACATGGAAATTGAGACACTCAGCACAAGTCTACGGAGCGTTCAGGATTACTTGGCGCACAAAGAAACCGAATACACGCAGCTTTACGATCAATACCAAGGGGTGCGACCGAGTTGGGTTTCGGCGGAACTGGCTATAATTGGCTCAGAGATCCAATCATTGAGGAATCAGATAACAAAGATCGAAGAGACTTTATCGGGAAGGATGAAACAAGATGTGGATTAATTACGAAGAGATCCGCCGCTTGTCTGATACGATCCGCGAACTTGGTGGCGATGATGACGACACATTCCTTGATACTCTGGACGGTGAAACCGATGCGATGGAAATTATGGGTTCGTTGATTAAAGAGCGGCAAGAATTAAAAGCCTTTGAAGAGGCCGCAAAAAAATTGGCCGCTGACTACACTACCCGCGCAAAGCGTATGTCTGCCAAGCAGGATGCCATTGCGCAAGTCCTGGGGCATCTCTTGGACGCTATGGACATGAAAAAGGTGCAGCATCCCTTGGGAACGGTTAGCCGCACTAAACCAAGGCAGTCTGTCTTGGTGACAGATGAAAACGATATCCCAACGCAGCTAATGAAGGTAAAGAAAGCGCCGGACTTGGCCGCGATTAAAAAGCAACTGGACGCGGGGGAGTTTGTTCCTGGCGTTGAAATCAAACTTGGCCATCATGGCGTAACAATCAGAACCAAGTAAGGAAGGTTTAGTTATGGACGTTACAACATTTAAAAATGCCTCGTATCTTGATGAGGCTACCACTTTAATCACTGTTCCAATGGCGGAGCAGTTATTGCAAAACAATCAAGACAATCCAAGGCCGCTGAAAATGCACATTGCTAAGGATTACGCAAGACAAATGAAGCTTGGCCGGTGGGGTCGAAGCCCAGAGCCAATAGTTGTAACGAAATCGGGACGCTTGGCTAATGGTCAACACCGCGTTTATGCTATTTTAGCTTCCGGCGTTGAGCAAAATGTTCACGTTGTCATTATAGAAGATAAAGATTTTGATGATGTTTCATCAATACTAGATCAAGGCGCACCGAGAACGGCGGCGGATGTTCTTAAAGTTGACCCTGCTATCATTCGGCCAATCAATTATTTGCTTCGATCAGCCGGAATAAAAAAGGTTAAGCCGGAAGATTTGGCGGTTTTTGTTGACAGTGAGATGGGCAAGATCATTGAAGAGATGATAAAGATAAAAGCGAAGGGCCGGTTATGGCGGCACTCATGTTTTCGTGCAGCTATGGCCGTTGCGATACTGAGCGGTAAGATCCCGAAAGAACAGGCTTTTGAGATTTACACTACCGTAAGCCAAAACGTAATGACTGAATGGCCGCATATTTTCTCTGAACTCTATGTGCAGATGAATGACACCATGCGGCGGCACGAAACAAGCGGGCGCAGCTTTACGAATGATTGGTATATGCGCAGCCTTTATGCCTTTGAGAATATCAACAAGAACACAAAAACCATAAGGATCTATAAGAGCTATCAAGAAGAGGTTAAAACAACCAGCCTATCAACCTTGTATGCAATCAATCCAAACTGGGGAGACAAATAATGAGTGACTTAATCAAAGCAATGGAAGAGGTGAACGACCTCAACCGAACCCACGGCGTAACCCAGCGCGGCGGGAAAAAATACACAGAGGTTTTTGTGAGGGTCGAAGCCTTCCGCAAAGCCTTTGGGATTGATCTAGGCATCAACACAGAAATTCTAGTTGATGATGGCAAGCGCGTTGTTACCCGCGCCATCGTCGTCAATCAAAGCGGCATGGTTGTTGGCTCTGGTATGGCTGAAGAGATCCGCGGACAAGGCAACGTAAACAAAACAAGCGCACTAGAAAACGCGGAGACAAGCGCAATTGGTCGCGCCCTTTCAAGCCTTGGACTGCATGGCGGAACCTACGCAAGCATCAACGAGATCGACGCAGTTGAACGCAAGTCTAAAGCAATGGCGGAAAACCATACCGCGGATCTGCCTTGGCAACCCATGAACTACAACAAAACGCCTTACAAAGAACCCGTGGCTGGCCCCTCTGAATTTAAAAGCGTGTTTGCTGACTTGGTAAACGGGCATCAAAAGCAGAAGGGTAAGACCGCAGCCGAGCGCAAAGAGATACTAGAAGCTTTGAAGAAAGCAAACGGTGTCCACATCAAGCGGCTGAAGGGGCCGGATCTTCATTACGTCAAAGAGATCTACGAACGCAGCATGGAACTTATTGAAAGGGAATTGAACCAGTGAACAAATGGCTGAAGAAATGGAACGCCATTGAGCGCAGAGAGGCGGAGGCTAAAGCAAAGATGCTGCAAGAAATGGCAGACGAAGGCTTTACCCGAAGCCGCGCGGCCATCGCCCTAGAAAAGCATACGCATAGTATTAGCAATTATGTTAAAAAGTTTAACTTGGTCTGGCCAATTAAAACAACAAACGCAGACTGGGGGCGGCGCGGTTATACTGTGGATGATTATAAGGATCTTGCCAGCAAGGGGATGTCAAAATCAGAAGCGGCTAAAGTATTAGGCGTTCACTGGAATACTGTTGATGGCGTATCTCGACGCAATGAAATTAATTTTTCAGATGGGAGAAGCAAATAGGGGTTGTTATTATGATTTAAACGAACTATAACTGAACTACGTCGTCGGGTTTGGTCACTCGGTCGGCAGTTAGGTAAGGGGCCCTCGTGACGAAAGTCCGAGGGTTTTCTCTTTTAAGCAAAATGAAATCCAAAAATCAAAGTGGTGTATCGTGGGACAACGCAACCGAGCATACAAAATAGGCAGATGTGTATGAACTTGGGATTGTCGCGTTGCCCCAGATCAATAAACAGAATTTAGGCCGCTAGTTCAAGTGGCCTTTTTTTTCTTTGCAGCCATTTTTTTCATAGCTGCTTTCCGCAACTTAGGATCCATCTTATCTTTCTTAGATGGGCGTCCGACCTTTGACCCGTATGTTCCCATTCCCTTTGGCATTACTTTTTCCCTTTCAAAATATCGGCGTCCGCTTTTCTTGCGCCGCCTTTGCCTGTGGCCGCACTACGCAGCCGACCCATTGCCCACTGGTGGGCGCTTACCTTTGGCCTGGAACCGCTTGAATAATAAGCCCCAAGACCACGCTTGTAAATCTTGCGGGCATTCTCGGCCCCGCCAACTTTGCTAACTAGATCCGCCGGTAACTTCATCGCTTTGACCTCTGCTTGCTGATTTTATCCATCTGTTCCGGCGTCAATTTGCCCATGCGATAGAGCGCCCTGGTTCGCAATATCTCGCGCCGAGTTGCATCAGGATTCTTGGAACCCTTGACGTACTTCTTGGGAATGCCTGACTTTTTATCCTTGGGAACAGGTGCAAACTTACGCTTCATTTGCCATCTCCAAAGAAGCCTTCAGGGTTTCTTGATTGCGCCTTGTCCAACCTCTGCCAAATGTTTCAAATGTTTTCAGCCGTTCATAAAACTTCTGGCGTTGTTCATAGAGGTATTGAATAATATCAGCGGGGTTATTCTCTGCGATAAGTCCCAAGGTTTGACGGCCTATTGCCCCATCTTGTGTAGCGGTAACGTATCTTTGGATAACCTTAGCTGGCCGTCCGGTTCCGCTGTTCACGCCCCAGTCAAACGCAGCGAAGTCCAGGCCACTAGGCAAGTCGTCCCCCTTTAGTTTATCCCAGTAGTTTTTCTTATAAATCGGCGCAACATCGGCGTGGGTCAAGGCTTTCATTTCGCCATCCATAACTTGACGGTTGACCCATTGCTCATAAACTGCGCGTGTTACGCCGTGATTTGTCTCCCCACCTGGATCTTCTGGATGCCATACATAGCCTCCCTCATGATGCAAAAGCATTTCAAGAGATTTCTCAAAGTTCTTTTTCACGGTTCATCTCCAAGTATAGACGCCAACAATTAACCAGCGTGTTTAAACTCACTGCGCTAAATAGCATTATCCATTGCCACATCTCCATTATTTCTTGCCGAAGAATTTAGTTGCTGATCTTATGCCAAAGCTTGCTGCAACAATAACGCCGAGCGTGTATTGATACCAGTCGGGCATAGTTTCCAAGGCAGCGAAGCCATTAGCAACAATGTCCCTGCCAGTATCCCCGGCGAACACAAGCACCAATGGAATTGAAAATAAAATTGTTAGCCATTCGTCCTTCCAAGAAGTCTGAGAACCTTGGGCCATGATCCGTTCCCAGTCAGCAACAGACGTTTCTTTACTAAGCATTATCTTAGCCTTGGCCTCTGCTTCA